CCAGCCTTCCTTCGTACTTTAGGACTGTTGAAGATCGCGTCTAGCGTGAGTGCTCGACCGCGTTCGGCGGCTTGCGTCATACCCTTGCGGTGCTGTTCAGCCGTGACGTACTCGACACCGTTGATCACCTGAGACTCATAGCGCACATCAATTGGCCCGGCAGCTTGCATGGCCTGTGCGGGTGTGAGCGATTCGGCGCTACGGGTGAACGGGAGTTGTGCTGTGGCAGCCTGCTGCATCACCTCATTTGACGTAACACCACCCTGCTGGAGCGGCACCACCATTTCGTTCGGGTGCAGCATCGCAGGGAAGCCACCTTTGCCGTCCATTCCACCACTGGGGGCGCCAAAACCAGTAAAGCCTCCGCCGTCGAAACTTGGTAGTGGAGCGACACCACCCATTAGGCTTGCTGCACTCAGCCCAGATGCTGCATTGCCGCCAGCGAAGCTGAAGCCGCCAGCACTGGGCAGCAACCTCGCAACACTATTCAGAATCGCGATTTGGATCATCTTGGCAATGATCTGCTTCGCCATATCTAGGAAATAGCTGCCAACGGACTGGAAGAAGTCAGCAAGCGCATCCTTGGCACTCTTCGAGCCACTGATTGCGTCCGTGAACGATTGCGAGAACGCATCCCCGATTGTTGTGGCGGCGCCTGTGATTTGATTCACTGGATCCACAAGCTCACGCAGCTCCTCCTTGAGCTGCGTGATGTTTTTCCGCATCGACTCAAACGGTGTTGGGTCGATCTCTTGGCGGTACAGGTCAAATCCGCGTTGGCGCTGCTCTGAAGTCAGCCCTTCAATGCCAGCGAGTCTTTCGCGCTCGCGAGCTTTCAAAATTTCCTTGTACTGAGGCTCTGAGATCAACCCAAGCTCGCGCTGGCGATCCGTAAACTGCTGCTCGAATGTTTTGCTTTGCTCCTTTTTGAGCCGGGTCAGCTCTTGCTGTGCAGCAAGATTTTGAGCGTTAAAGTCAATTTCCGCCCGCTGCAGGGCAAGATTCTTTTCTTGGAATGCCAATTTTTCCCTGAGATCGCGGATCTCACCTTGCGAGGTTTCGCGAATTTCGCGCATTTTTGCATTGTATTCAATAATAATTTCCGTTCTTTTTCTTTCGTCTTCCAGTGCTCTTGCCAAGTCTTCAATCTGCCTTAGTGCGGCAAAATTGTTTTGGTTTTGAGCGTCGGTGATTGCAAGATTTGCTGCCTTTATTTTTTCTTCAATTTGCAGCACTCTGGCTCTTGCCTCTCCCAGCGCCAGCGCCCGCTTGAGTCCTGCAATCTCTTCGGCGCGTCGATCCGCGTCGCGGGCAGCTTTGTCGGCACCGCTTTTCCCTTCTGCATCAACAGTTGGCGCAGGGAAATCAGTCAACCCAGTAGCAGCGTCAGGTGCTGCAATGTACCTGTCTACCAATGTCCTGTAGTTCAGCTCAAGTCTTTTTATTTCTGCTTCATCCGCCTTCAGTCGAGCTTTTAGATCTTCGCGAGACTTGTCAGTAACACCCTCGACCGGCAAACCACCACCGCCGCCGCCATAGGTTGTGCGAGCGGTGTCTTCAAGACTTTGAAGCTCTTTTTTCGTGGACTTAACGCGATCTTGAAGTATGTCAAGATTCTTCGTTATGTCGTTTATATTGCTTTGCAGCGTTTGTTTTGTTGCGGCTGTTCCGCCGATTGACCTGAAAAATACCTCACCCTGGGGCCTTCTGGCCGTTGCTTCTAGGTCAGCCCTTGCTTGCTTAATTCTATTGAAATAGGCAATAACCATTTCAGCGCCAACAACAGCAAAGGTAATAACAATAGGCGCAGCAAGGGATACGGCCAATGCTTTGACGGTTTTGCCAAATGCTGCCAGCCTTGTTTGCGCTAATGCCGCTTGTTGGGATGTGGCCTTGAAGCCAGTCCTGAGAAGCGCAAACATAGTGGAAACTGGCCCGTTAAGAGCAGCAAACGCTTTCAACGCAAGATTTACCGCCGCAAGTTTTATAGCGAAAGATGCTGCAACAGCTATAGCTTCTTTGTTTTGAATGACAAATCTTAGGCCATCACCCACAGCTCTTGCCGCGCTTACAAGACTTGGCGTTATGTCTTCAATAAACTCAGCAAAGGCCGCTTGAAACTCGGCCCCAATAGGTTGCAGCGCTTTGCCTACCTCTTGACGCATCCTGTCATATGCAACCTGAAGCCTTGCGCCTGCCGACTCGGATGATTTTGCGATTTTTTCAGCCAAAGCACCGTAGTCATCACCCAACTGAACCAAAAACTTCATCAAGTCATTCAGCCCAACCTTGCCGTCTTGTAGGGCTTTTGCCAGCTCTGGGCCAGTCCTACCTGACGCTTCTGCAATCTTGTTAAAGGTGCCAGGCAGTCTTTCCGCGATTTGATTGATTTCTTCCGCCGAAACCTTGCCTTTGCTGAAAATTTGAACCAGTGCTGTTACAGCACCTTCAACCTGCTCAGCGCCTCCACCAGTTGCAATAATTGCTGAATTGATATTCTTGAATGCAAGCTCCGCATCAGCAACACCACCGCCAGCACCTTTCACTGCGGCAGTCAGGCGAGTCATCCCCTGAATGGTGACATTCTGAGGAACGTTTAATTCTTTTGTAACACTTGATGCTGCCGCCATTGCGCGATTAAATTCATCTTGCGATCCGGCAACGCCTTTTAGCGCAATTTGCAGTTTCTGAATCCCAGCAGCGTAATCAGCAAAATCACCAAGCTGCCTTCTTAGGCCACCAACTTGCGCACCAATAGCTGCACCTGCAAACGCACTGCCAACTCCTCCAATAGCACCAATCGCGCCACCAAGGAAGCCTTCAGGGCCACCGAAGATGCCACCCGAAATAGCGGCACCCGCAGCTTGGGTCATTTGCATCGGGGACATGCCACGGCGGCGGCGTTGCTTTTCGCGTTTTTCCAGTTCGCGATCAATTAGTCGTGACTGCTTAGCAATTGCTTTGTTTACTTGCTCAAAGTCGGCATCAAGCGGTGAAATGATCTCCTGCAGACTGCCAAGACTTGCGCCCAATTCGCGGATGTCTGCAGCGCTTCGATCACTAAGAGGACCAAACTCTTTCAGCACCTGATTTAACTTGCTAAACGCACCGCCAGCAGCGCCAGCGTCAGCGGCGCCTCCGCGACCACCTCCGCCGCCACCGCCGAAACCGCCGCCAAGCCTTGGAATGCGAATAGACTCGATAGAATTTTTTATTCTTTCAAAAAGATTACGGACACCTGAAGAGATTCTTTCTTCAAGGTCAGGAGTAGGGGGGGCGCCTAAACCCGATGGTGGTATGTAAGGCGCACGCTCCATTCGGGACGACACAGCGCTTGTTAGTCGCCTTCCTTGTGTTCTGGGAAATTCTATTCTTCTTGCGTAATCCGGCACTTCCCGGCGAAGGCCGACGCCTGGCCCCTGCACATATCTTGCTTGATCGACAACTTTACCTGCAGCGCTGGCCGCTGCTGAAGGTATGAGCGTGTTTACATTTCTTCTAAACTCCCTGCTAAACGACGGGAAAACATCTTTAGCTGCTTCTATAAGCCTTTCAGCCTCTTGCCTTGCCTGCGCTCTTGAGGCTTGAGCCACGCTTGCAGCCTCCGCCTCTAAAACACTGCCATACGTTCCGCCGATTGGAGGCAGGGCTCTTGGAGCGCTTGCGAGCTGCTGCATTCTTGCACTGACGGCATTGCGCGTATCTATTTCTTTAGCCTTTTGCGCCGACTCTGCAAATCGCTGCCGCCTGGTCATTTCAGACGAAGGAAGCGCGGCGATTGCGCCTTGACTCGATGGCAGCAAGAGCTGCGTCGATGCCCGATCCATTGCGGCAGCTAGGTCGCGAGTTGCCACCGGCAAAACACTATTTGCATTAAAGTAAGTATTAAAAACATTAGTGGCTAGTTTTAGCGATTCCAAAAATCTTTCAATAACGAATTTTTGGCCACTGATTGACTGGCCAAGCAAGGGCTCGATCCCAGCGGGTAAAATTTGCGTTGCTGACTTGAATAGATTCTTGTACTGCGTTTCTAGGACACTCCCATACGTTCCGCCAGTCGGAAGCAGGGCCTTCGGGGCGTTCGCAAGCCTTTGCATTCTTGCCGCAACAGCGTTGCGCATATCTATTTCTTTTGCTAATTTCGCAGATTCCGCGAAACGCTGCCTCCTGGTTATTTCAGAAGAGGGGAGGGCTAGTTGCGCCAAGGCCGCTTGAATTTTCGCCTTTCCTGCACTGATCTCTTCTAGAGCGCCTTTAACAGCTCCTTTTCCTATGCCTTGACCTATTGGCTCGCCAATTTCTTTTTCAGCCTCCTCTGAAGGACTTCTAATCTTGAATACTTTTTTGTACGCAGCAATCAATCGCTGCGCAAAAGTCCTAGCGCCAGAGTCAATCTCATTGCTGTCAGAAGCGCCGTCTACGATGCCCTCGGCAATGCTGCCACCAATGCTTGTGCTCTTTTGCTTGAGGTCAACCGCTTGGCCGCCTTTCCTAAATGATGTAGCAATATCATTAAACACTTCAGTCGCAGATTTGCCCATCATCTGCTGCTGGCGCCTAATGTCGGCACTGGACAAGCCAATAATCCCTTCGTAAAGAGAAGAAATGTCATTCCTGCCGCCAATCCCCATGGCAGAGGCCGCAGCCTTGCGTTGTTGGAGAAGCGTGTTGAATTGATCGCGTTCCGCCTGACCTTCTCTTTTAATGTTTTCTATGGCTTGAGCAGAGGCCCTATCCTCCGCCGCCTGCCTTTCGTCAACCTGACGCATGAAATCGTCGTGACGTTTTTGCTCATACTCTTGAACCGTCTGCAAAGCGCTTCTAAGGCTATCAACGTATTCGCCTTCAAGCCCGTTCAGCTCTTGCTGTAGCTTTGCAATCTCCTCCATCTCCTGCCGTTCCTGAGCCCTGCTATAGGCCGGATTCCTGCCGCCAGCAGCGCCGAATGGATTGATACCGCTACCCATCGCAGCATTTGCCTGACGCGCAGCTTCGCCAACGGTGCGATAGCTGTTGGCAATCTGGTCAAGCTCTTTTTGCAACCTGTTCGCCTGCGCAGCCTTTTGCGCATAAAGAGCCGATCCCTCTGTTGTGGTCGTGTTCAGGTCAGCCATTTCAGTGCGAAGCTGACCGATCGCCTCGCGAAGGTTGCGCTGGCTCCTGACAGCAACACCACTTGCAAGGTCGTTTACAAGCGCAGCACCCAAGCCTTGCGTCGCAGCAGTGGCTTCGCGCTGGACGCGTGCAATTTCAAGTGAAACCAGAACGTAGGCTTCGGAGTCACGAGCCGTATTGACAAGCCGCCGCTGAAGCTCCCGAAGGCGCTGGTTGAAGCCAGCGGTTGTATTCGGCAACTCACCAATTCTCTGGTCAAGGCGCTCAAGGATCCCAAGCATTTCTGGGTCCGCAAATGCAGCAGCCATTGCGCGGGCAGACTCCCTTCCGGCCCTTGCGGTTTCCTGGAAAGACCTCTTGATGCCCTGGGTGAGAGAAGTTTCAATCTGCTCTTGGAGGTCCTGCAGTACCCGCTTGACTTCTGCCTCTATGAGTCTTAGGTCTTTTACGGGGACCATACTTTTTATCGGCACCTCGCCAAAAGAGGTCAAACTTTCGGCGTAAACGTCCTCGAAGCTGCGTCGTCCTGACGGCTGAACACCTCGCTCAATTAGCGACGCAAGCCCCTCTCTCAGCCGCCTTTGAACCGACTCGGAATCGTTCCCCAACGCTCCAAGCTCATCCCTTTGCTGACGCAGCGATCTCGTTACAGCATCAATGCTTTGAATTTGCCTTTGAGCGCCACCAGCACTTGCGGAGACTGACTGATTCAGCGTTTGCTGAGCCAGCGCAAGCTCCTCAGTCTCTCTAGTGACTTCGTTGAGCCTTGACGTAAGCCTTTCAATGCTTTCGCCAAGACTGTTGAAAGCTTCAGAATTGGGACGTGTCTCACCCCTGAGACGAATCAGCGAATTGATCGCACCTTGAATCTGAGTCGTTGTCGCATTAGCAGTAGAGCCAATGTTGACAAGCGCTTGGCGTTGCGCTTCTGTTGCTGCGGATGCACCGCGCAGCACGCCCTTGAGCGCGTCTATGTCACTCCCTAGCTGAGTAAATACTCTCCCTCCTATCTCGGCTTGCTTTCGCAGCCCTTCGAACGCCTTAATTTGGCCCTGAATTAACGCTTCACTTTGGTTTGCTATTCTGCCATACTCAATAATACTTCTACGCGCTTCTTCCAATCCAGCATCAGTCTGGCCAACAGTCTTCGCAAGATCGCGAAATGCGCTGCTTAGCTTCCCGAGCTGTTCGCCACCCTTAATACCAAGTTCAATAGCAATAGGCTGAACAGTCTTACTTGCCATCTTTCTTGTTCAGTTTTGCGAGCGCGACTGCTTCCATCGTCTGGATGTCCTCTAGCAGCTCGCGTGGATTATCTACATCATACAGCGACATCAAGCCACCGGCACCGAGCAGTACCTCATACTTCAGGCCGACGTAACCGCCCATCGTGATGTTCCATTGCGTTTGCATTCGCAGGAACATCATCAATGACTCCCAGTTTTCCTCCCACACTTCGTAGTGCTGTTCAACCGGTGCAGCACGGCTGCGCTGCGGCTTCAGGCCGAATACCGCAGCGTCATCACCGCTCTTGTCCTCTACTGTCTTGCCGCCTTTGCACCAATGCTCGACGGCACCTTTCAGTTTCCCAGACGAGCGCCCTCGAAGGTCGCGGTATAAGCCTTCAGCACACCACGAATCCAATACGAATCGTCAGCGAACTCCTTCATTGTTGCCAGCGAGAACGGCACAGGCTTGCCGTCCTCCTCGTCGATGCCCTCCCATCCAATCAGCACAGCCTTGAGCAGCTCTAGGTCGCCCTTATCAGCAAGCTTCTGGAACTCAGATCGAGGCACACGCTTGAAAACAGCATCAAACGTAGACTCCTCAAACACACCGCCATCAGCAGGTTCTTCGATGGTCACAGGCCACTTAAACGTCTTAACCTTTTTGCGAACAAAAGCCATGGGTGAAAATAGACTCCTGCAAACTATACAGCAACAAAAAAGGGACCGCAACGCGGCCCCTTCGCGAGATCGTCCGCTCTTGATCAGGTGTAGACCAAGCTGAACTCATCGTTGCCAGCGGTGGAGGGAACTGCGGTGTAGGGGATGTTCAGCATCGCAATACCGTCCTGATCGCTGTAAGACACATCACCGATGTCGATCCGAGTGGAGGCGAAATCAACAATGTTGCCAGCGGTGGTGCCGTGCTGGAACGTCAGGTTGCCCAGCGCTTGATCAGCGAGCGCAGCGGTGAAGTAGTCCTTCGTCGCCATCGTCACCGCTTCAAGCACAACGGTGCCATTCGCAGAGCGATCGGTCATGAGCACTTCTTTGGTGCAACCGATCAGCTCGCGGTACACCAAGGTGTTGCCCACGTCGAACGTGACCGACTGCAGGCAGCCGGCGTAGGACAGCAGCTCGAACGTATCGGTGTTGCCGTTCTTGAACACCAGCGGTGTGGCCTGGTTCGCGTAGGTGACACTGGGCAGCGCCGAGTCATCAGGTGCGTTGTAGATGCCAGTGAACGTGAAGTCGATCGTCGGGATTTCACCCACGTTCGCGTTGATCACGAAAGTGCCACGGCAACCGGTCACCTTATGGCGCACACCATCGATGTTGTAGTGGATGGTGACAGAGCCAAAACTGCCGGATACGGGCGCGTAGGTCACGCTTGTATCGGCGACAACGGTCTCGCTCAGAGCGCAAGCCTGAAGAGCTTTGCCGTACTGAGGAGCAGTGCCAGCAGTGCCGGAACCAGCCAGTTCAACGCTGAAGGTGCATTCAACGCGAGTGTTGGCGAGCAGCTGTTCAGATGCGCCAAGGTAGGGGCGAATCAGATCGCGGTTGACAACATCACTCTGCTGAGGAGTGATGTTCAAATCCCTCACCAGAACTGCGTCCGCTCCGTCGGGAGTCGGATCTGTTCCGTACACCGATTCCGTTTCGATCAGAATCAGTCGTTTCCGAAGAAGAAGTGCCATCAGTTTTTGGGGTGTCGGCGGGAAGTGTGCGCTTAATCAGAGTGCGTTTACCGGTTTCTGGATCGAGAAGATACGACCCACCTTGACCGCTGTACTCGTCATTCATGGTAGTCCTTGCCTCTGCTTAAATCCTACTCGGTGGTCAAGTCTGCAACTGCGGTTCTATACTTGACGTCGTATTCATTCGCGAATACGCCTGCAGGCTGATCCGCATCAAGAAACTCGAATGTTGTTAGCACCGGTTGCACATCAATCGCATAACCACCAAGCGTCAGGTCTGCCATTAGCTTTGAGTGCATTGACTGGATGATCGGATCAGCATCCGTGTCAGGCGTGCCGGAGCGCACCACAACGACGACTCTCACGCGCATCGTCCAATCGAGTTTCGGCAGTGACGTGAATTGCTGCGCCGTATCTGTAACCGGTTCGATGATGATCATCGGGCTTTCGGCCCTGGCCACAGCCGTCACCCTCGACCGATACACCCGACCACCAACGCCAGCAGTGTCGGCGAGTGTCGTCGCAATCTGGGCAAGGATCTGTTCGCGTTTGGTAGCCATGATCAGGCACGCACCTCAACGGCAATGACACGGCCACGCTTCAGGGTGATGTCTGTGGTGTTGCTGTGGTTGGCGATCAGCAGTGCCACCTCATCGCCATCATCCAGCTCGACCATCCAGGAAGTCACCAGCTTGGCTTCCTGCGCACCGCTGCCGGTGAAGGCGCGGCATTCTGATTCATCGATCGCTGTGCCATTCTTGGCCAGCTTGACGCCGAGGGTTGAGTTGTTCCCATCGGTGGCATCGATGCTGCCGTAAATCCTGAACAGCTTCGTGCCGCCGCTTGTATTGCGCAATCCGAAGGCGTCATCAATACCCAGCACCATGCCATAGGCCGTGTCAGTGTCCAGCGTTGCAGCCAGGCCGGTGGTGATATAAGCGCCCTTGGTGGTGACGTCGATCGTCCCATCGGTCATCTTCGAGCACTGGCCACGGATCGCCACACCGTCGATGTAGTAGCTCAGGCCGGCCCATGCGGTCGTGCCGTCTCCGATCTTGTAACGGCGGGTGTCAGTCTCCACCCCGATCTCACCCGCCAGCAGCACCGGATTCGCTGCGGTCCATTCGGCAGCAGTGCCATTTCGCAGCTTAAACCGGGTGTAAGTCGTCACGGCGCCCCTGCATCAAGAACATTACCCTCAATGTAAACGGTATCTGGTGATCCACCATCCATGATCACCGTGCTATCAGACGCGACACCATCACCATCAAGCAAAGCAGGTGCGCCAACAGCCTGGCTCGGTGTTGCAGTTCGCTGAAGCATTACCTCACAAAATGCACCATTATCAATCAACGCAACGTTTCTAACGGTGTATGCATGACCGTCAACATTAACGCCAGCACCATAAGCAAGATCGCCAAACTTTGATGCTTCGCACGTCAACTTGTAGTCGGTCGTCAGCACAACACCATCAGCAATAACCTCCGATGGCATATCAAGGATGCCAAGCCCCGATACACCGCCAGCTGTTACCGGCTTCGCAAACTCATCGTCGCTCAGAAATACACTCAGGTCTTCAACGAACGCCATGGCTATCGCCCCACCTGACTCAGCCTAATCGTCCAGTCGGCGGGCAGGGGCTCAGGGCGAGCACCGTGGAAGGAGTAGAGGGTCATGTGTCAATGAGGATGGAGCCATTGACTTCAATGGCATAGAGATTCAGCCGTCTGTTGCTTCCGGCAGTGCAAGATATTTCTAAGTAATAGGGATCGCCAAG